GAGGGAATCGAATATCTCCCCGTTACCTAGCGTGACGGCGCTCTTCAACTTCACCGTGAACGTCTCTTCCTTTTCGTCGAAGGCGATCCTGTCCGCCATGACGGCGCGTACGAGCGATTCTGTGGCACCTTCGGGGTTCTCCACGGACTCCGCCCAGCGCTGGACCTCCGCCTCCGCGACCTCGCGCGCGACCTTCGGCTCGCTCATATCTGCTCGAACTTCGCCCCGCGCATCTCAATCACGCAGGTTCCGTCGCCGGTGTTCTTCTTGAAATCCCCGATGAGGACAAGCTGCCCCGAGTACACCACGCCCGAGGCGATGGTGATGTTGACGGGCACGGGGTTGCCGGCGTTGGAGATCGCGACAAGCGCCTCCAGGTCCTTGCGCACGTCGTCGATGCTGATCGGGCAGGCCGAGAAGCCCGCCGTCATTCGGCGCTGCGTCACCTGCAAGCTGCCGTTTCCCCCGAGGTCTGCCGTGTTCTCCATGCCCCCGAGGTCGATCTCGACGGCCGCATCCCCGGCCTTGACGTCATACTCGCGCCCGTTGATCGTGAGCTGGCGGATATCGCCAGCGCGTATGGCTGCCATTTCTCTACCCTCCCGCGCCTACGCCGCCACCACGGGCGGGTAGAAGCTCCACTGAATCCTGCCCGCCATGATGCGCAGGCCCGCCGCGAACACGTCGGGCACCATGCAGTCGATGCGCCCGGGGTTTCCACCGTTGATTTCCGAGATGATGCCCGCCACCACGCTGTCCCTGTTTTTCGTCAGCGCGTAGGGCACCCAAAGCTGGTCGATGAGCTGGATCAAGAACGCCTTGACCGTCTTCGGCCGGATGGCGTACTGCACGGAGGTCACCGCCGCGTCGTCGACCACGATGGCGTTGGCGAACGGGGTGCCGAGGAAGAGGTTCTCCATGGAGTAGACCTTGACCTGCATGTTGGCGATGGTCTCGATCCACCTCCAGGAGTCGTCCGCTCCGCCCTGGCTGTTGAGCTTGTACGTGGTGGCCACGTCCACGAGTTGCACCGTGGCGTCAGCGTTCCACTTCGAGTGAGACCCGCCCGCCGCGATCACGTTGTCCCGCTGTGCATAGGTCCAGTTGGCAGGCGTGCCCGCTCGGATGCCCGGCAGGGTGAGGTAGCGGTACGGTCGGCCGGGGGCCGCCTGCGCGCTTGCCGCCATTACGCCGACCGCCGCCGCCGCGATCTCGCCGGGGATGTTCGGGGAGCCTTCCGCGTTGACGTAGGCGCTCCACGGGGAGTTGCGCCCGCCCGCCCGCGTGATGAGGTTCGCCGCTGTCTCCACGTTGCCCAGAACGCCAGCGAAGGGGCGCTTGATGCCCGGGTCGATGCGCGCCACGCCCGCCGCTTCCAGGGCCGCGATTGCCACGGTCGTCGCCCCGATGTTGTCGTACGGGCAGACGATGAACGTGTACCAGGTGTCCCCGAGGGCAGCCAGTGCGGTCGTCGGGTCGGGGTCAGTCGCGCCGGATGCGAAGGCGTTGAGGGTCATGCCGCCGGTGATCGTCGGCTCTGCAGCCGCCTCGCCAGGTGCCAAGTCCTGCCGCAGCGTGAGGCCGTTGCCCCATGCGCCCTTGTTGCGCGCCGTCATGGTCACGGTCGAGGTGCCCGCTGCCGTCACGGGCAGATCAGCCGCCGCGTTGATCGCCGCCGTGATCGCCGTTCCGATGGTGGAGGCCGAGTCACCCGCCGTCACCGCGATAGTGATGCGCTGGCCGGCGATGTACAGCGAGATCGTACCGCTCGCGGTTGCCGCTCCGTTGACCACGAGGGTCGTCAGCGCCGCCGTGGTGCCGTCCGCCAGCGGGATGCAGAACACCGGAACGTTGCCGCATCCCGCGAACACCTTGCGGACCAGCAGGTGCATGAGGCTCCCGCGCCCGTAGAGTGATATCGCATCCGCCTCGGAGAGCACCTGCACCGCGACGTTGTTCGTCGGCGTCTTGCCGGTGTTGTACTGGCCGAGGATCGCGATCTTCTGCGGGACGATGAGGCTCCCGAGAGAGCCGAGCACCGGCTGCTGCTCGATGAACACCCCCGACGCTTTCGCGTTCGCGGGTACCAGGGTAAAGCCTACGGGCATTTCATACCTCCTCCCGCCTTTACGGGAATGTCTTCGTCACGCCGCCCTGCGGCGCGTACTGCTTCAAGAACTCGATAACCGTTACCTGCGTAAGCGCCTGCGCCTGTGCATCCGCCGGCGTCCAGGCATACTCCACGCGAATCGTCCATCGGCCCCCGACTATCTGCTCCTCCGCCTCCTGCTCGGTCGGCTTCAAGAGCTGAAACGTCGGCCATGACTTTTTCGCTATCACGCCCACGGCCTGGCCGAAATCATAAGCGGCCAGAGCGTAGAGGCCATGCTTGACCTGCTGCGCCAGGTAGTAGAGCTTCTTTTTCGCATCCTCATCTGACTTGTCCGTGCCCTCGACCCCATGAGCGAAGCAATCCAGCGCATATTCCGCGGCCTCGGCCTCGACCTGGCGAGAGGAGCTCCCCTCCGGAGTAAGAGAGGTCAAGGAAATGCAGACAAGCGGGCATTCGGCCATCGAGATCGGGCGAAGGATGCGGCGCGAAACGTTGAAGACCGTTCCGCCGGCTATCCCCTGGGCAGTGGAGAACGCCTGCAGGACGGAGACCATTGCCGCTTCGATGGTGTCGAAAAGCCCGACTGCTATGCCCGGCATCTCAGATCCTCACCTGGAAAGTCACGCGGCCGGCTGTCCGGTCGAGCATGACACCCTTGATCTTTCCCGCGACCGTTGCACCAGTGCTGTCCGTCGTGCTCACGCCCCAGCCCTCCACGGGTATCCCTGCCGAACCTGCCAAGCCGAGCAGAACCGCGGCGGCCATCAGCGTCGAGATGCGCAATGTGATCGCGCAGGTGTTGCCGGGGATCGGCAGGCCGCTCGACGGGTCAATCTGGACGCCCACGCGCGTCACCTGCCCCTTGACGTTGTAGACGTGCGGGGTCGGGGTAGCCCCATCATTCAGCGTCACCGAGCGGCCAAAGCCCGTAACGTCATCTTCGAGAATCATGGCGTTGTCGGCCTCGGCCTGCTGGAGGAGGTTCATCCCGTGGGCTCCTGCACGGCCTTGCGGCGCTGCTCGGAGCGAGACGCGGGAGGAGGCGTCACGTCCACGAGCGTTCCAGCCGCGATCATCGCAGCCAGCCCGTCGGGGGTGAGTTCAGCGATATATTCATCCGGCACGTCGCGCCCGCCTGCCATAGCCCCGCCGCTCCATGAGATCGTGCAGCCGTCGCCGACTCGGTAGGACATCAGCCGAGTTCCTTCTCAAGATTCTCGATCTGGAGATTGAACGCGCGGAGGGCGTTCTCATTCGGATGGCTCTTGGCCTTCTCGGCCTTCAACTCGTCCTTGAACTTCGCAAGCCGCTTCTCGAGGGCTTCCGTGTCCTTCGGGGCGCGCTGCTTCGCGGGTTTCGGTTCAGGTTTGCCCTCGCCGAGGATCCGAACGTCTCCGCGCTTGTCCAGGACGACCGCGATGCTTTTCTTCATCACGCTTTCGTATCCGACGTTGCCGCGGAGAAACTTAACCTTGACCATTTCCTGTTCCATGTTCCCCTTCCTCAGAGTTCAGCCTGGGCGGCCCGTATTGCCTTGATGAGATCGGCCTTCGGGAGAGTTTCGAAATCCTCCACATGGAGGTCATGGGCAAGGTCTCGAAGATCGACAACCTTCATCTGGTTGAGAGCGACTGTTTCCTCGACTCCTTCGCCGACTCCATCAGGAGGAACGGTATTGAAGGGGTAGCGCTCGGAGGGAGCATCTCCAGTCACCTCAGCCTTATCGCTCTGGATGATCGCCTCGACGTTCTCCTCGCTCACCGCGCCCTCGTATCCGTTCGGCCATTTCATCATAACCAGCTTCACAGCCTGCCCCCTTCCCTGAAAAGGAGCCCGCCCGAAAGCGGGCCCCCATCTTCGCCTAGTAGATTCTTACCCGACCGCGGAGACAGCCTTTGCCGCGAGCACCGGCAGGGCAAGCCCAGCCGCGCAGCGGTAGTCGGCGCCGAAGGTCAACTTCTTGTTGACGTTCTCCCGCAGGTTGCGGAGCCAAATGTCCACTTCCTGCCGCATCTGAAGGACGAACGGCTTCACGGGGTAGGTCGTGCACAGCCCGTAAAAGTCGTTTGCGTCGGTCAGCGCGGGGTCGACCACAATTTCCCGGATCCAGCTCGCCGCCGGGTTCGCCCCTCCCGCGCTGGTCAGCGTGGGGTCGGAGGTAGCCGTCGCGGCCGTGCGGAACACGCGCTCGAGGTTCGGAGGGATGACGAAAGTGTCGGGAGTGACCCCGATGATTTCCCCCTTGTCATCAACGAACGCGAGCATCGCCTTGCGCATGGTGTCAATGTCCGCCATTACCTGCGCCACGGTCGGCGTTGCCGCGGAGATCGTGCCCGCCAGCAGGTTGTCATTCACGCGCACGCCGGTGGCGTCCGCGAAGAATGCAATCCCGTCGAAGGCGAGGTACGACGTTCCGTTGATGATGAGGTCATGGATCAGCCTTCCGCGGTGCAGCAGCGAACGCTGGGCGAGGGACTGAATGCGCGGAGTAATGAGATTCCATTTGTCATCATCCAGCTCATCCGAGTCGATGCCCACGGCACCGTAAAAGTGCCGGTTGCGCAGCGTGTAGGCATAGGTCGCCAGATCGTCAACGGTGATATCCCCGAACCACTCCTGGAACGTGGGCATGGCCCCGAGCCAGCGGTAGTCCTCTTCTGCGCCATCCGACGTCGTCATCGTGGCGCAGATCAGCAGGCGAATGAACGGGTTGGATACCGCCATCGCCCCCACCGCCTCGTTGTAGATCGTTTTCATGATCTTCTCGGCGGTGACGAGAGCTGAAGCATTCAGCATTTCGTTTCCTCCTCCTGCCTATGCGGACAGGGTCTTCGGTCCGCCAGAGCGGAAGTCCACGAGCAGGTATCCGGTCTTGAAGTCGACCGCACGCCCGCAAGGTCCGCCGTTGGTCAGCGCCGATTTGGTGATGACAGCATCGTCGGTGCAGTACACCCAGTCACCGACATCCGTCTGAGCCGCAGAGGCGAAGGGAATCCATACCTTCCCCGTCTCGACCTCCGCATCCTGGACGGCCGCGCTGGAGGCGTAGCCCTTCTTCAGGACGCCGAAGCCGAACTCGCCGGCGACGTCCGCGGCGGCCTTCTTCGCGGCGCCAGTGGTTGCGTCCCACTGGAGCATGCCGCCCTTGTAATACGCGACGCTCGCGGTGAGCTTCACGTGCAGGATTTCGGTCAGCCCTGCAACCGAGTAGTCACGATCAGCAGAGAGTGCCATGTGCTACTTCCTCCCATCTTTCG